GGCAGACTGGTTTTGGAGCATTCAGGCAAGCTAATTAAGCGTGTGGAGGTAGCCAATCATCAGAGTCCATTTGAAAAATTCCTTAATGCTGAAGTTACTGGCGAGGTAGAAATAGAGCCTGATGATGCTGAGTATGTGGATATTGAGCCACAAATAGAGGTTCTGCCTAGAAAACCACAACCAGTTATAGATTCTATAAAAGTTAAACATCAATCAAAGCAAGATAAGCGTAAAGTTGCTAAAGAATGGCGTGAAAGAGCCAAAGCTGTGGGTATTCCCATACTTCCTAGGGGTAGAAAAACTCCTGCTCAGAAAAAAGAGTGGCAAAAACTGGTAATTGAGAAAGAAAAACAACTTTTAAACTAAGTCTTTTTGTTTTATTACTCGTTGCGTATTGTAAGAATTACATTCTGGACATTGGTCTTCTGTTTCAAACTTAGAACTAAGTGTTTGCCAAGACCAACCGCAGGTTTTACAAAACCAAAGTGCTACATTGTAGCCTTTCATTAATTTTTTTCCCAATTAGTCATTTCTGCTGAAGCCATTGCAAGCTCTTCCATCAATTCTTCATTGGTTGGGATTCTAACACCCTCTGTCATTTTACTAGATGCTTGTATAAGTGATGCCAATAGTTGATTGTTAGCTAATTCTATCTCTGATAAATCAGTTAATCGTCTATCTAAGTCTCTTATTAGCCCTTCAAGTGTCATTAAGTAACCTAAAAGGTCTTCTATCTGTTCCATACTAACTTTCCTTATATTCGTTAGTATAAACTAATTAGAATTATGTTTGTAATACAAACTTTCTTTTTACAGAGAGTGCTTCTTTTGTCTTTTTTCTAAAATCTGCGTTAATTTTATTGCGAGTTTTATCATCAGTTGATATAAATGGTCTAGCTTTAGTGGTTGGTACTTCTCCATCATTATGCCAAACACCATATCTAAGAATATCCATTGTATTTTTGTTAGATTTTATACTATTATACATTTTGCCACTAGCTTTTAGCGGTGGGGTTTCTGGGTATCCTTGACTTCTTCGCCACGCTTTCGTACTTCTTTTGATTTCAGATAAGCCTTTATCAATGTTCTGTTTAGAACCCATCTCTGTTCCTTGAGCGTATTCATTTAAGTACTCCTTAATAATTTTGGGCATTGCTTTGCCCATTTTACCAAAACTATAATTAACCTCTATCCTGAGTTTCATTTGGAGTCTCCTGTATTCCATTAACTGATTTATTATCATCAATGATTGATTGTGCTTGGTCAATCGTGAGGTCTTTGTTATCTCTAATCATTATCTTTGCATGAGTAGTTAGATTATTTTGCAGGTCGAATTGGTCTTTCATTATTTGGTCTTGTATTGTCTTTGGATACTCAACTTCTTGGAAATCAACACCAAAATCCTCTGGAAGTGATATTCCATTGTATTCTGCAATAACACGCTCTACAGCATACCATTCTTTTTCATACATTCTCCAAAGTGCAATATCATCAAAGTAATCTTCTTTTCTATCCATATCCTTAATCATTAAAGAAATACCACTAGGTACTTCTCCACCTGATTCTGCCCATGTAATCCATAGATGATTATTTAATGCAATAAGTTCCATTTGAAATTTAATATTTTGAATAGCATCCATTACATTTCCTTGTGGACTTGTAATGTTATATGCACCATCCTCACCCATATCAAGTATAGTATCAGAACCAGTCCTAACAAGACTTTGGTCTGCATTTAATCCTGTTACCCATGGTTGACCAAACATATTAAATCTCATACCAAGATTCATCTCAGTAAGTGCAATATTAACCTGTTCGTTACAATTTATAATATCAGATGCACCCTCCACAAAGAAAGAATCAATTTGGTCTTCTCTATGCGTAAATACAAAAGGAATAATACCATAAGGGTTTTCTTCTTTCATTAGAATCTTACCTTCTTCATTCATAATAGCATATATTTCAGAATCCCAGTACTCCCATTGTAGGTTTTCTGTATCTGATAGGTCATATGAGTTGTTTAGTAAAGGATATATAATAGATTCAGGTTTAAATGGGTTGTCACCAAAATATGCTTCAAAATAATACAATGGTCTATAATCAAACACACCATCTACCCAAAATACACGATTTGCAATCGTACCTAGTAATCTGGTCATTCTTTCAGAATGTTTCATGCGAACATCTTTTGTACGAGTTAGTTCTTGATATCTTTCATCTTCTACATTTCTTTTTGCACCTAGTGTGTATATTCTACTAATCTTATTTATGAATTTTCTAGTAAAATTACTAACTGTAGGTGGAATTTCAGAAAAAGCATCCGCATTAAAGTAGTGCGATATGTAATCTTCTGTAGATGTACCTGAATAATAGTCTAAATACTTTCGTATTTCCTTCCTTCTGGAATGAGCCATCATTAGCTTTGTTTCTAGTAACTTTTCTTTTAATACTTTGTCTATCATCGCTGTATCCTTTTCATTTCTCTGTTTTTAATTGGAAATCGATTAATAATGAAATATCTAAACGCATCATTTCCATGGTCGTGATATCCATCCTTGATTGGTTCTTCTTTTATTGGTTTGCCATCCTCAGATTCTGGATATCTATATTCCTCAAAATCCTCTATGACCTCTTTACAATTTCTGTGTACATGAACTCTTCTAGTTCCATCTGCACTTTCAAAAAATCCTCTAGTATAGGAAACACTATTAACAATGTTTCTACTCATTCTATCTCTTGTGTATAGGACTCGTATTCCGCTTTTTCTAAATATCTCCATATCTCCAGCACCTGTTTGTCCTTGAACATTTGCACCAGCAGGGTCACCATAGTAAGATAGAATGGGGTATCCTTTGACTTTAATCATTTTAATTAAGTCTTCTGTTTTAATGTTTTGCTTGTGTAAAATGCAGTCAAATATCCTTATGTGTTCATCTCTACCATCATATTTAGTTTGTATAAATAAAACAGCAGGCATCCTATATCCAAAGTCTATTGTGCAGTATGTAGGTAGGTTAGGGTCGTATGGATAGTCACCGACATCTAATTCTCTATTAAAATCCCAAACTTTACCCTGAAATACAGAAAACTCTGCACCAAACTCCTGCCCAAACAACTCTCTGGACATATTTCTTTTACGCTCAAGTATAGCTGGGTCATTAATTCCCAGGGGAAATTCATGTTGATTTTTCCAAGATGGAGAGGAATAACTATTCCACTCACTATCTGATTGTCCTAATTTATACAAATCATATATCCAGTTTCTACCCTCTGGTGTAGTAATAAAGATTACTTTACCTTTTCTACCAGCTACAGTTGGAGAAAGATACATATCCCAAATCTTCTTGTTCATCTTGGCAACCTCATCAATTACGAGTAGGTCAAGTCCTTCTCCCACCAATGAATCCGCATTGTCTGCTGACATTCCCTCAACAGTAGTTCCCCACTTAAAACGAATGTACATATCTTTTTCAGATGCCTTATCAACATCCTCTCCATGCCCTATAACCATTCTTTGCCAAATCTCACGAAATATAAGCCTAGCTTTCTTATAAGACATTCCAACAACCCATATTCGTTTATTAGGTTGTGATGCTACAAAAGTAGCTTCCATTGCACTAGCCCAAGTTTTACCAAATCGTCTTCCACATACAATTACATGAAATCTGGCATCCTTCTTTTCAGGATAATGTAATGCTAATTGTCCGTCATGTGGTTTATAATTAAGATATTGAAACCACTTTTTCTTAAATTCGTAATTTTTTTCTTGCATTAGAATAGTGTTTTAAGTTAGTTTATCATGTATATCTTATGCAAGGAAATTTTGCATAAATTAACCACTCACTTAAGAGGTAAAAATGTCAGAAGAAAAAGTCATCGAGCCAGATGTAAAACAGGAAGTCGACACACAAGTCGAAAACAATGTAAAAGATAACATTCCTCGTTCAAGATTAAATGAGGTTATTTCTCAGAAAAAAGAACTTGAACAGCAAATAACTGAGATGAAATCAGTTATTGAGGAAAGAGAAAGGGCAGACCTTGAAGAGCAAGGTAAGTTATCTGAATTAAATTCAGTACTTTCTAAGGAAAATGAAGAGCTTAAAGTTGTTAGAGAACAATTTGAAAAGCAAGATGCTAAACTTAGAAATGATGCTTTATCAAGACTGCCAGAGAATAAACGAGAAAAATTCTCCAATTTGCCAACAGATGCTCTTGTAGATGTTGTTGAGGAATTATCGTCAGTTAAAAATAACCCCAAAGATAATGTTGGAGTTGTTTCTAGGAAAGACATTGATTTCCAAAAACTATCAAAAGAGGAAAGGCGAGATAATTGGAGTTCTATTCTCAGTAATTTTAAAAGATAATTTGAGGAGAAAATCTAATGGCTTTTTCAGACCCATTTGATGTAAATGTTCACTCAGGTGGTACTGGTGCAGTAACTCCAAATATTGCTGACCAGTTTATCCCTGAGGTTTGGGGACAGGCTATACTTGAAGCCTTTCAACAAAAAATAATGATGAAGAATGTCGGAATTGACTTGTCACCTGAAGTGGCGAATCAAGGAGATAAGATTCATTTACCACACATCGGTGTACCAGCACTAAGTGCTTTTACACAAGGTAGTGAAATATCTGCTGATGTAACAAGTGCTGGAAGTATGACAAGTGATGAAACTGCTTTAACTATTTCTGAGTATAATGTAGCTTCTGCTTATGTACCAGATATTGTTAAAGTTCAGTCTAACTATGACTTGATGGAAATTTATGCAAAACAGTTAGCATATGCTTGTGCTAGAGGTTTTGATAACTTCCTACATTACTTGGTAGCTAACAACCTACAAGGTTTGCTTTCTAGTGGTACTGGTGCAATAGGTGCGGATGCTAATAAATCTATGCATGTTGAAACTACTGGCTCAGTTCTTTCACAAGGTAATCTTACTGATTTAATGGGGTTAATTCTTGGTGAGACTGGTGACACAGAAGGTTGGAACTTGGTTCTATCTCCAGATATGTATGCAAGTTTAAACTCGCTTACTAGTTATTCTCAGGGTACTCAAGCAACTTTAGGTGCTGAGTTTGGAAGAACTGGTAATGCTGGTGCTATTCTTGGCATGCCAGTTTGGATTGCTCAGTCTCCTTACATGGGTTCTGCTTCTGGCGGTGCTGATGTAAGTGCTGATGCTACTAAAGGTATCAAAGCAGTATCTGACCTTGAAGATTCAGGTACTGACGATAATGATATCGTTTACGGATATGCAATTCATGAATCTGCGTTGTACTTTGCTTTCTCTAAGGAAGCTAAGATGCAGGCTTCTTACAGACACTCTTATCTATCTACACTCGTAACTTGCGAGTCTGTATATGGTGGTGCTATAAGAAATGCTGATGCAGATGGCGAAAGAAGAATATTCGCTTTAGTTGATTACGAATAAATTACTTAACAGTAATTAAATCTTGGGGGGAGTTGATTCTCCCCCTGAGAATAACCAAGATACCCATGAGATAGCCAAGCTCGGTAAGGTATCATAACACAGGGGAAAAAAGATGGCAGACTTACGCAAATACTCAGTAAATGAATCAAACAACATTGGATTAGGACAAGCTGGTTGTCTATTTGAAGATGGAACAGATGCTATATCAGGAAAAAAGATAGTAGCTATACAATTCATTTCTGATTCAACTTTTACAACACTAACACCTGAAAATTCTTCTTATGTAGGAACATCAGGTGGAAACGGAGATTCAATAGACTCCTCCAACACATTTCCTGCTGGAGTAGTTATTTTTGGTAGATGGACTGCTTTTACATTAGCTAGTGGTTCAGTTATAGCTTACTTAGGATAAGCCCATGCTTGGCTTAGGCAACCTACTAACAAAAAGTGGGGTAATAAAAAAGTTCCCTAACGACTTTTCCTTCAATTTCGATAGTTCTAATGATTATTTAGATTGTGGTGTTACAAACTTAGGATTATCATCAGAAGTTACATTTTCTTTTTGGGCAAAAAATAATAATGCAGATTTAGACACAGATGAATATATCGCAAGTAAATATGTAACATCTGGTGGTAATAATAGGTCATGGCTAATAAGATTTAAAAATGATGATGAAAAATTAAGAATAGTTTGGAGCAGTAATGGAACAAACTACAGTTACACTACAACATCGTCTGCTGTATCTAATATTAATACTTGGAGGCACTATGTAATAACTATTGATAGTGGAGTTCCAAAAGTATATATAGATGGGCAAGATACAACTATTGATTCTGTTACGAGTAGTGGTGGATTACAAACAAGTTTTTATGATAGCTCTGCAAATGTTTATATTGGTAGGTATGGAAATGATTTAAATACTAATTGGAATGGCTTGATTGATGAGTTTGCAGTTTGGGATGGAATTTTAGATGCTAATGATGTAAATAAAATTTATAAAAAGCCAGTTGATTTTTCTAAAGCATCCACTTACGCTACAGATAGAACTTCCAATCTAAAACTATGGCTCAGAGCAGGAGACAAAGCACTTCCTGAAGAAGATGCCTCAATCGCAAGACAGGACTTCTATACAGACTTTGATGGTAGCAATGATAGAGTTGTAATAAATAACACAGGACTATCATTAGATGATTTTAGTGTTTCGGGTTGGTTTTATCATATAGATAGTGGTGCTGATTTTCAAGCAATAATAAGTATGGTAGACAATCAAGGAAATGATTATCAAAATGGCGTGGTAATACATTTTTATAATGATTATCTTGATGCTGAAGGTGCATCTCTTAGTAATCATTTACCAAAAGTATCAGCAAATACTGTAGGTAGTGGTATTTTACAAAATTCTTGGAATCATTTCGCATATACTGTAGATAGAGATGGCGGAAGTGGCGGTGTAAAATTATATGTTAATGGAGCATTAGCTACGACAGATACAGCAGTAGATAGTGCTACAACAGCAGGTAATATTTACATAGGTTCGGGATTTTATGGTAATGGATTTCAAAGGAGTTATAAAGGATATATTTCAAATATAGCAATACACCAAACAATATTGGATGCTAAAACCATTTCACAGATGGCAAAATCGAGGTTTACTCCTCAAAGAAATCTGAGATTTTCTGTAGTGGATTTTGATAATAGTAACGATTATATCGATTGTGGTAGTTCTTCAACTTTAAAGAATATTTCAAATTCTGCTTTTACTG